TATCAGGGCTTTCAACCGGCCCACACTGCCCGGGAGGCTGTGCCCGTACACCGGACGCCACTCCTCACTCGTGACAAGCAGAAGCTCCCAAAGGTTACGGCGGAAACCGGTCAGCTTGTTATTGGATGAACTCAAGCGTTTGAACTCTTCCATCAGCGCGTTCAGCACCGAAGCGTTCCAGGTGTATTCCTTCTTCACATCCTCGGGAAGGGCGACCAGCTCACCGTTCTTGTCGTAACGGTACTCCTCAAAAAAGCGCTCGGCCTTCTCGTCTTTCTTCACTATGTTACGGATCATTTCTTCTCGCATCTGTTTCTCGGGCTCGCCATGGCGCTCAACCCAACGTTTCTTGTATTTCTCGGGAAGGGAAGAATAGGAATACAGGGCTACATTGCCCTCGCCACCGCCACGGTTGATACTTTCGATGTTACCGCGACGGACATTTTGGTATAAAGTTATATACTTCATCACCGGATTATCTCCTGAAGTAAGCTCTTCACAGGTTACACACAGTATATTATTATAGTATTCCATTTTCCGTTCTGTTATCAGTCCTCCAAATCATTCAAAGGGACATGCCTCTTCAACAGCCGTACTGAAGCCCCAAAGTTCAGTACAACAAAAAGCGCCCAAAGCAAATTGTCTTCACTCACAGAAAATATCAGACAGAAATTCAGACAGAAGTAAAGTACACAAAGGCGCTGCTTCCAGTTCAAGTGTATAAACCAGCGCAGCTGGTCACCGAACAATGCCATCAACTCACTTTTCATCGCTTTCCTTCTTTTCAGGGTTACCACCTACCTTGGTTCCACCGCGCTCGATGGCGAGCTTGCGGATGGAACGGGCCAACTTGCTGTTCTTGCGGAATGCAAGGGAGTGGGAGACCATTTCCCGGGAACAACCCAGCAAACCGGCTATTTTACCCACCTCACTGTATTCTACCACTATTCGTTCTTTCATAATTCGCTGATAAGTTAAATTATTGTAGCGGGCAGTCGCGGACTCGAACCACGGACCATGGCCTCTCCCTTGCGGGAGTTTGGCGTGTTCTACCAACTGAACTAACTGCCCCGGAAATCTATCGGAGTTCTTGTATGGCATCCTCCGGAACACATATCACAGTCCAAACCTGGCCATCTTTCATATAATCGACATTATATTCACGACCGAAAGTACAAATGTTATAGTCCCAGTCGCGGATTACACCATCAATGACTTCACCGTTCCTCTTGGTGATTCTCACACTTTGTCCCTTTTTAAATTTTGCTTCCATTATATCTTCGTTTTAAGTATATCAATATCAATTACATCCAACACGTTAGATGTTCTTAGGCTATTCACGATAAGGGTGGCTAATACTATACTGTTTTCTGCCATCCACCTCTTTGCTTGCCTGACAGCCACTTCCTTGCTGTACCCATCCGGAATAAAAGCCCCCAGATCATTATAACTCCGATCTGTCAATTCAAAATAATACCGTTTCATAACCTTCTATTTTTCTTCTTTTTATATTTCTCATTGTCACCTCAAGCCTTTTTTGTAGCTTTGGGGCGGTGTTCACACTTTGAACACGCTGCAAATATAAGGATAAAATTTTAACCTAAAAACAAATATGGGAGATATTTTGACCATAAAAGATAAAATTCTTGCCTTTTTAAAAGAGAAGGATATAAAAAAAGTAGATTTCTTTGAGGCTACTGGAATACAATCCAGCAACTTCAAGGGAAAAAATATGGCATCACAGCCTGGCGGAGATATGATAGTTAAAGTTTTAACCCTATATCCGGATTTATCTGCTGAATGGCTAATGAGAGGGGAGGGGAATATGCTTAAATCCAATAATACAGATGTCTCCCAAAATTCATATACTATACACCAAGAAATAAGCCAAGACAATAAGCAAGAAATCGAAAAATACAATGCCCCCCCTGAAATTGTGGATAAACTTCTCTCTACAATAAAAGAACAGGCAGAGGAAATAGGGATGCTCAAACAGACAATTACACAACTTAAACAGGACAAGTCGGGGCGTGTTTCAGATGCGGGGAGTTCAACACTTGCAGGTGCCGGATAAAACGAGTTTTATGGGGTGAAGGGGGTAAAAAGTAACAAAACACTGATTTTTAGAGATATGAATTAAAATATAGGGGAGTAAATAAATATTATCAATGTATTATTTGCCCCCTCAAATAGTTTAAAAACAAGCAAAAACAAGTCCTATCTATATTGTATAGATAGACAAATCGCTAAAAAAATAATCCGAAAATGTAAACCCAAGTGTAAACCCTATTAAAACGTTTCGTTTTTGTAATGGAGAAAATGTAAACCCAAGTTGTAAACCCAAGTGTAAACCCTTTCAATTTTTCCGACTGTTCAAACCGTTCAAAGTAAGTAGCAGCCTCCCATTGATGTACTATTACCGACACGAATACAAAAAAAAGCCGCAAAAAGCGGCTTTATAGACGTTCTAAGGCTGTTTCAGCCCTTTCTGGTGCATGTTATCAAGCGAGACTGAATAATCATTGCACGTTTCGTGTATTTGGCAATGTCATCAACCAGTCCAGCATGTAAAAGACTATTCTTGGTGATCCCGACCTGTTTCTCCGTTAGAGTTTCAAAAATGGCCGATATACTACCAAAATAGATGTTCTTTTTCTCAAAAATCAAATGTACATGGATAACTTTACTCATAATATACGGTATTTATTTCATTGCAAATATACCAAATATCATCTATATGGAATAATTTAGATAAAATAAAAAGGAAAAGCGCACCATGCACTCCCCCACTCCACTTGTATAAACCGATCCGTTTGACTATCTTTGTATATGAGGAAAAAGTAAACCATGGAGAGCAATCGACGACAACACTCCGAAATCTCCCCTATCCCACCTTCAATGTAAAGCATTTCATTTGAACGGCGTTCAAACGAGGCTCAAATGTAAGCCCAATGTAAAGCGATGTAAACGCTTCGTTTTTGCAGCCCATTCTCCCCTACTCCACCCTAACACTTTGAAAACCAAAGCAATCATTCATTTTCAGACCGACCACATATTGACACGCTTCGTTTTTCCCCCCTTACAAGAGTAGGTATACATACTCCGCTTATCGTATCCATAAACAAGTTTTTGGATACTTTGAGAAAAGTCATTGAAAAGTCATCGCTAATCTCTGTGACAGCAGCCAACTGGAAAGGAAAAATAACAACCAGATCATTGGGAACAATCCGTCGTTTATTACCAAAAACATTGAAAAGCGCACTGCCTCCCGTACATATCCCGTTTATCCCTTCTTCAAGATACGCAGGAGTTTCATTAAGCGGTAAATCGTCTATTTTAGTATAGACATTAAACTCTTCTGTTTCTGATATATTATCAAATACTTTATTTTGCCTATATGGCTTATTATCTTTCATTGACTGCAATTTATGCTATTATGCTGTTTGTCTTTATTTCTTGCTTCTATATATACATATGTTAATCGTGACATTTTGATTAAGTAAATTGTACAATCAAAGATATGGGAAAGATATATAAGAAACTTTCTTTATCTTTCATCAGAATCATCAGTGCCAGAAAATATTCACCTTCATCAATATCAGGAATGGTTGTATACACTTTATCGTCCGAATATTTATGAATATCACCACATTCTATCAACATTCTGTCATTTACTGAAGACACAAGGTATAGATTGGCGCTATCCCATGTTAACATATCCAAGTGATGTCCAGTGATGACAATGGGGGCTTGTGGTGTAATCCTCCCATTACATTTTTTACTTGAAGGATCATATACTTTTTCAATGGCAGGGAATGGTGCTCCTTCAATCATTAATATTTCGGCTTTTATCGTTTTCATTTTGTATGATAATAAGTGTGTATATAAACTGATGATGATTTTGTTCGTAACTCATTTTAATGGAATATCCCGGATACAGCGGAGATAATAAGACTTCTTCTGTTTATCGTAATAGCCTGTATTTAGCCCATATCCTGTTATTTGATTATCAGGATAGAATCGCATTGACCATACATCTTTTGAATCTCCTCCTTTC